CTACTAGGGAAAACCTAGAGCCAGGTAATGAGACCGACTCAGCGCGGAATGCCGAAAGGCGAACCTCCTGACATAGGATCCTTATCCAAATATTGGGTCACCAAGAGGTGAAAGAGCCAACAGGGGGGTTTCTGTACAGTAATGTACGGTGGAACTGGGTAAGTCTCATTGAATCGCATGTTGATAACAATTGAAACAACCTCTACGGTCATACGACTTACTTTAGGAAATCCGCTTCGGCGGGGGTCCTCCCTGGACTTGACATCGTCTTGGTCAACCCTAAGTGGTTACCAACACCACGAGCTTGCTAAGCGACCTGCGGCCGACCCTGCCTTGGCGGGGTTCGGAAACCGAAGGGTTAGAAGTTGTCCTCGGACTTTTATAACAAAAGTAATTTTATTATAATGCGAAATACAAAACACTTGTATAAAGTGCTAGTACCACGCACTCTAACTTGGTCCTTCTGTGTAAAAGCAGAGGTAAAACTAGCGGCTATGATCCTTCGGATCGTACCGTTAGTCTTTGGGCAATTAACAAGTTCCAACGTGAAGGTTACCTGGGGTTTCGCCCGGAATGTCAGAAAGCTGTACAAGAGAATGGGTCCAAGAGGCTTGGCCATTTACCTGAAAGCCTGCAGTGTTTGCTTACAGCAAGCCGCAGGTGGAATGGTGACTCCAAGTACTTGGGCTCTTGGTGCAGCTGTCTCTAGGACCCGTCGTGGGATTCCACGCATCATCAATCCTCAACACCGCGTTCGTATCCACCTTGGCGACGTGGCCGTAATCAGATTTTGGCTTACCCTCTTCGGGCTCTATCGAGTGATAGAATTCAAAGGGGCGCTGAAACTGAAAACGATCATGCAACCTGGGAAAGATATCGATGGGTTTATGGAGGAATGGCGTAGGTGGATCCCAACTTTCTATGACAAAATCCGGTCGATAACCGGTGAGTCATGGAAGGTGCGCCCGTCGTACGACCTAACCATCAGGCAGATTCCGTTCATGCAGAAGTGCTCCCCGAACTCGGGAGGCTTCACCTCAGTAATGGGGCTTCTGTGGGACGTGGTCCTTGTCGGATCACATCCAGAGTTTCATTCTGCTCTTTCAGAGTGGATAAAACTCGTGGACGGGATCGAGCTCACCTGGGCCCTCAACACGGTTCTCAAGGGCTTCGATTGGATGGTTTACCAGAAATGGGATACCACCTATGAGAAGCTGAGAGGTGACCTAAGCTCAGGGCGGTGTGCCGAAGGGAGTCCCCTGTTTAATGTGGTAAACTTGCAGTCCGGGATCGCCACAACATCTTGTGGCCTTCATCCGTTGCAACCTTGGGCTGGTGACCCTGTATACCTATACAGGCGCTGGTACCTTGACCACATGTGGGGGAAGCCCTTGGCATTTGGTGCTTTGGCCTTTCTACGGGAGCCCGGGAAGATTAGAGTAGTTGCCATGGTGAACCTACTCACTCAGACGCTCATGGCCCCTCTGCATGAGTGGATATTCAAAGGATTGCGCCAGATACCCACCGATGGAACGTTTAACCAGACTCGACCCGTCGAGACCCTGATTAAGCGTTTCAAAGACAAGGGACACTGGGTCGCATCCTATGATTTATCGGCGGCGACCGATCGGATACCTATCCGTATTCAGGTCGAGCTCCTGAAACCGCTGTTGGGTGAGAGACTGGCGGACCTATGGGCTTACCTCCTCGTCGGACAACCTTACCGCCTTCCCAAGATTGCAAAATCTTGGAATCTCGGTTACAAGGTTGTCTGGTACGCGGTTGGACAACCCATGGGAGCCTTATCATCGTGGGCTATGCTCGCGTTGGTACATCATGCGATTGTACAACTAGCTGCTTCTAAGGCGTATCCCAGTGCGCCAGGTTGGTTTCCCCTGTATGCAGTGCTGGGAGATGATGTGGTCATTGCTGATCACGCCGTTGCCATGCACTACCTCCGGATCATGGATGCTCTAGGTGTTGAGATCGGGCTAGCCAAAAGTCTGGTTTCCAGCCAATCATCCATTGAGTTCGCTAAGCGAACATGGATCCGGGGGCGGGATTGCTCTCCAATTTCTCTTGCTGAGTTCTCGGTTGCACGCTGCAACCTTGGCTCACTGGGGGAACTGGTAGCAAAGAATATGAAATTCGGAGTGATCCGAATGTCTTCCGTAGCAAGGTCTATGGATTTCGGGTTCCGTAACCTGGCCCAACTAAACATTGGGCTCGGTTGTGGGAATCGTCTCTCCAAGATGCTCGCCTATCTCTGCCGTCCGGGCGGAGTTTGGCCAATGCCTATTGAGGCTTGGTTAACCTCCGTGGCACCGGGCGGAACGGAGGCAGTAGTGGACCAAAGAAGGGCCTGGCTAACTGCCGGGATCTTTTGGAGGGACATACTGTCGTATCTCCTCAGGGCGAATAGTAGAGTAAGTATCCTGCTGCACGCTGTTACCACGTTCAAGCTAACCGAGGCAACTTTCTTGGAAAAGAAAGAAACCGACGAAAGCGAGAAGTGCGCTGACCGTGCATCACAAAGAAAGCCTCGTAGACCTCAGACTGAGGTTACTAGGTTCTTCGGCGGATTAGCCACTGAATTCTTCGGTTCGAGGGTCCTAGGACCTACGGCCGACCTATTCTTTGGTGAGTGGGTTACTTACCCTTACCAACTCAAACTGAGACGGAGACACGAGAAAATCGATGATGTCTTGCGGGTACTGGATCCTGGGATCCTACCTGAGTGGACCGGACTGGAGTCAGTTTGGAAAGAAGTCATGCTAGCCGATGAGGGGATTTCATCCCTTCCGGCTAAGGTGGAGATCGTCAAGAGAAATCTTGATGTCCCTCCAGCTACAACAAGTCTTATCAACTTGTGGGTACGGCTTCGGACTCTATTGACCCGAGAGTCTCGTCCACTTACTAGCGTTGGAACGCGTTTCTCCGCACGGCGTATGCCTAAGCGGAGACGGCCTTCTGGTTAGTCAAACCAGAAGCTGGAACACCCAAAGTTTGGATCTGGTTATGCGAAAGCATATACCAGCCAACAAATAGATGTG